CTGTGTGGTTTTGTTCCCTTGCATCCCGTTTCGGCCTGTCTGGGCCATCGTCAGCGGCGCGACATTAGCGCCGGACGGGTCTTACCCCATGACGGATCCTTTTCCAGAGCAACCCCAGCATAGCGCCAGGACGGCGTGAGGGTCGTCGTCGTCATCACGTACGGAGAAGAAACAACCCGTAGCGTTATCGGCATCTTTCAATACCTGTGCCTCGTCCATTGCGGTCATTGTCTCGACGGCATCCTTATAGTCGTTGGTGTAGTAACACCCGGGCTCGTACCGTTGGCCGTCATGCAGGCAGACCACAACCCACTCATCCGTTTCAACTTTCCGCCGTACTTTGTGTGTCACCGTCATGCTGTCACCCTCCCCCGCTGCGGCCGGGCCAATCCCAGCCAACACCCCGCACCATACAAGGTGGACTTAGGAAAGTCAAACAGGTAACACACCTTTTTTTCGTGTTCCGATCGCATTAGATCATGGGGCGTGTTCGAGCTGTCCGACACTTGCCGACACCACCCGACAACCACCGACACCACCCGACACTTTCCGACACTGGATTTTGTCGGAGTTTGTCGAAATCTGTCATGCTGTCATGCGGAACACCCAGGCAGGATCAGGGGAGAATCAGGGGGAATACCCATCCTGCCCTTGGTGCTAGCATGACAGGTTGTGACAACATCAGACAGAGTATGACTACTACGACACTATACCGACAGAATAGAGGGGAGTGTGGAGGGAGTGGGGCGGGGCTAGATCGGTAGTCAACACCCACCGCATGCGCGAGGGTCGAGTTCATTGGAGTTTGTTACCCAAGCGCACCCTTGGGACACACCCCATATCCTCTTTTGAGACATGATCGACCCTTCCATTGGAGTGGTGCTGGCCTGCTAGCACATCGAGAGGCAGGCAGGCAGGGCCAGGGCGCGGCCAGGCAGGCAGGCAGGACCAAAAAAGGAAACGACCACCCTCGACCGACCAGGATCCGAACCACGCCCCCGCCCCTCGCTCCCCTGTGCTGTAAAGCTACCTCCCGCCTACCGCACACACGTTTCGGGCGCATCTCCCTACGTGTCGTTAGCGTAACCCCCCCCACTTGCCCTGTAATGAGTTCCGAAAAAATATACATATTTGCGCTTGCATCCCCCTCTTGGTTTTGGTAGGCCTTGCGCATGGCAGTTACTCCAGAGGACAAAGACGAGCTCAAGCGTTTAGGGCGCTGGGACGACTTCATAGCGGAGCGCGAGCATCTACGCTCACTCGGTCTCACGCCTGCTGAAGCTGGAAAGGGGGCTCTTGAGGCGCACTTGCCGGATGGTGTCCCTGCTGCCGTCGAGCCTCTCCCTGATCCGCCTCCCCTCGAACCGATCGCCGTTGTCCCTGTTTCCCTCGGTGGCGACGTGTTTTCCGAGCTCATAGCGAGAATTCCGCCGGTGCCGCCGGAGATTGCCGAAAAAGAGGCCAGTGAGGCCTCGAACATTCGGTGGATCTACAATCACATTGCGCCGGGCACGGACCTTTCCGACTGCCCGAGCTCTGGTGCCTGGCTGGAAGTGCATGTCTGCCGTTTGAGTCCGGCCTACATGCTTGAGTTTCTGAAAGGGCCTCGTGCCAGGTTGATCCCGAGCAAGGCACAGCTCGTCGACCCGAGCGACGACGGTCCGATCGACGGGACTCCTACGATTGAGTTCCTTTGCAAGATCCGTGCTATCGGCGAGGGCTCTGTTGAGTCGGTTAAGGCGTCTGTTGAGCCGATTCCGGTCTCTGTTGAGTCGATTCCGCCCGTCGATGAGTGGGAGCGTTGCGATCGGAACCATGCTGTGCAGTATCGGTCCCGCGTTCTGACGGGCTCTATCGGGCTTGAGGGTCCGTGGACTGAGTGGAGTTCAGTATCGGATGATCCGGGCAGGGAGGCCCAGAACCGCCAATACGAATACCGCCGCCGGTTATGGGGGGCTGAGGCATGACCGACTGGCAGAAACGCGTCGTCACGGAGAAGGCCGAGGTTGACGACCGGCTAGGCAAGCTGCGCCTGTTCATTGCTGACCGGACGCCGTTCGAGAAGGCTGGCGCGGTGCAGCGGCTACTGATGCGTGGTCAAGTTCGATGTATGGCGGAGTACAGCGACTTCCTGGCCGCGCGGATCCGCGACTTTGGGGTGTCAGCATGATGGCCATTATCGCCGCCACAGCCTTGACTCTCGGATCGTTCACGACGAGGCATTACGACGAGTACGTGCCCAAGGATCACTACGTCAACGTCAATTACCGTATCGAGATGATGACACTGGCCGGCCAGGATGCCAGCGCCGCCGCGCAGATGCGGACGTTATGCTCTGAGGACCCGCTTTTTTACATCAACACGTTTTGCAACACCTACTCGCCGAAAGACTCGATCAGCGGTTATCCACTGACGCCTTTCGTCACGTATGAATTCCAGAACGAGGCCGTTTTGGAGCTTCTGGATTGCGTCAACAAGGGCCAGGACGCCGCAACGCCCAAATCCCGCGACATGGGTGCGAGCTGGATGGGTTTGACCGCAATCGAGTGGTGCTGGCATTTTCGTGACTACCTCTCGTTTCTCATGGTGTCCCGCAAAGAGGATTTGGTCGACAAAAAGGGGTTTCCCGGGTCGCTCTTCTGGAAAATCGACTTCTTGCACCAGTATCAGCCTCACTGGTTGCTGCCCGAGGGCCGGTGGATGGGGCCGAAGGACCCGCATCGCAAGGCGCTTCATCTAACGAACGCCGATAATGGCTCCGTGATTGATGGCGAGTCTACGACGGGCAACGTCGGGGTTGGTGATCGACGCACGGCGCTGTTCATCGACGAGTTTGGCGCCTTTCCTGTCGACGACGGCTATGCTGTGCTCCGTGGTACTCGCGACGTGACCAACTGCCGCCTTTTCAACTCTACGCCGCGCGGTCAGAACGCCTTTTACGAGGTTTGCACGAAAACGGCCGCCCGAATCATCCGACTGCACTGGTCGCGGCACCCTCTCAAGAGTGTCGGCATGTACGAAACCGATGCAGGTACCGGTGAGGTCATGCTCAAGGACGACCACCGCGGCATGGTGGACGTGATCGACAAGGGCGAGGCTGTGCCGCGACAAGTCATGTTCCCCGACGACTATCCCTTCGTGAAGGACGGCAAGCTGCGCTCCCCCTGGTATGACCTGCAGTGTAACCGTTGCGTGAGTCTTGCCGAGATTGCCCAAGAGCTCGACATCGACTTCCTCGGAAGCGATTACCAATTTTTCGATGCTGAGTCGATCGAGGCTCTGCGGAAGAAGTATTGCCGACCGGTGCTGCTGGTGGGCGACCTGGAGTATGATCCCGTCACATTAGAAATAAAACGGTTCAATGAACACAAGGATGGTCGACTCTCACTCTGGGTCGCCCTCGATGGTAACGGTCGGCTTCCCCGTGATCGAAAGTTCGTAATTGGCTCCGATGTATCAGCCGGTACCGGTGCTAGCAATTCCGTGTCCTGTGTGGTGGATAAGGAAACCGGGGAGAAGGTGGGCGTCTGGCGAGATTCTCACTCTCTCCCCAACCCCTTTGCCGAATTGACTATGGCGATGGCGAAATGGGCCAACAATGCCTTTATGGTGTGGGACGCCAGCGGCCCGACCGGCAAGAACTTCACCGATCGCGTCGTTAAGCACGGCTACGGGAACATCTACTATCGCCGCAACGAGAAGAAGATCGGCCGCCAGATCACCGATGAGCCCGGCTACTTCCTCAACCCGCAGGCCAAGACGGCCGTGTTCGAGGACTACCGCGACGCCCTCGGCAATCATCGCTACATCAACCGTTCGGAAACGGGCATGAATGAATGCCTGCAATTTATCCGGAAGCCTGACGGCTCGATCGAGCACTCGGCTTCTGCAAACTCGCAGGATCCCTCCGGGGCCAGGACCGCGCACGGTGACGAGTGTGTTGCCGATGCACTGGCCTGCCTCGGGATGGAAGAGCGGCAAGAGAATCGCGAGCCCGAAGAGCCTGAGATTCCTGTCGGATCACTGGCCTGGCGGCAACAACAGAAACGCATTGCCGAACAGGATGCAATGGTGGACG